CCGGCATGGCCGCACCTCAGTCGATTGATGCACTAGGGGAGTTGCTGAAACTTGGTCAGCTGCTTCCTTGGAAGCTAGGTCGCACAAGGGCGAGCCTGCAACCGGACACCTTTGCGGGTGAGACTAAGTGGCTCAAGGAGCACACTAGTCCTTCCCACATCCATGTCATGCATGGAGAGAAGGAATTTACTCTTAGTAAATTACTGTCCCTGAAGGAAAGAATGGTTATCAACGGAATCCGTCAACACCTAAATCTTCCTTCACACTCTGAGTGTAGGTACAGAATCCATATGTTCTGCACACGAAGAGACGATAAGATTGCCATTACTGTGAAATCAATGATTTACACAGTATGGTTAGCCTATGGGTCAGTAGTAAATTTAGAATTCCTCAAAGAATTCTCGAAACACGTAGCAAAGCAATGCTTTGTCTACGGAATCGATAAATTTACCAAAGATTGGAAAAAGTTCACAACTGCAATGCAGAATGAGCGATTCGAATCGGCGGTTGAGGAAGGAATAAAATATTCTGATCTCAACGAGGACCAAATGAGAATCAAGGCTCTAGTCGAAAGTTCGAAGGGAGTTGACTCAAATGGACTTTTCGAATCGGAGGAACAGAAGCTTTGGGAGATATCCTGTCTATCTCAAACCAGAACACTTCCACCTCCGGGCTCGAAATCCCGTAGAGAAAAGACAAAAGAATTCATAGACTCTATGTCAAAGCCCTGTGACTATGACAAAAGAGCATATAGCAAAGCCTTCCAACTTGGGAAGATATGCGCGGACTACACCTCAAGGAGGATGCAGAAAATACGCGCACCTAAGGTAACAGACATGCATCTGTCCTTAGCGAGCGGAGCTAGTTATGAATATACAAGAGAAAGTGGAGGTAAATGGAATATTCTTAAAGAAGGGCAGCCCTTCTATGAATTTCTCAAGACTCCAGTAAACGAAGTATTTGAGCTTGACGAGGAAGTCTATAGGGATCCTTATGGAAACCTCGTGTGCGAAAGTTACCACGGACCTCTTCAGGTCTGGGAGATCGCATACCTAACGGAACCACTGCACGGCAGTTTCGCGGAAGGCATCGAGCCATACTTCTCATTAGAAACTGAATTTTACAAAGGAATAGATAACCGCTTGGGTAGACTACTCTTTATATTCAGTAAAATAGAAAAGGAAAAGAACGACAGGGCATCAATGTATCCCGCAGCAAAAGTTGCTGTGGTCACTGAGCCGGGCTGCAAGATCAGACCAGTTACAGCAGGTGAAACGTGGTTGAACCTTTTCCTGTCTCCAGCAGGACATTTCTTCAAGGAACACCTTGAGAACTTGCCTGGGGCCCGAGTGGGCTTAGTGGAAACAGACCACTTATGGCGGTTTGGGCTTTCCCATTACAACCATTATGGTGAATCCACTCCAAAGGAGAATAAATGGATATCGTCGTCAGATTTAACCTCAGCCACTGATCGTGCAAGGCACGATGTATCGAAAGGATTACTTTGCGGATACGCTGAAGGTCTAATGACTGCGAAATTAATAGACACGGGAACAATGAAATACCTCAAGGAGGCTTCTTCACTGCTCTGTAGTCCAAGACTACTTACCTATGCTGCGTCACAAAAAGAAATCAGGGATTTCCCAGACGAGCTTAGGCAACGTCTCATATTTGGTGAGAAGAGAAGGACTGGTTCCAATAGAACCATGCAGAACGTCACTTGGGCGACTGCAAGAGGAATACTCATGGGAGAACCTCTGACCAAATGTCTTCTTACCCTGTCAAGCATGGCATCCTGGATCGCAACGCGATTTAGGTTCAATACCCTAGAGGATGTCAGCATTGGCAAGTACTATAAGAGACTACACAACAAGAACTTCGTTAGAAGCACTGTTAGACTTTTCTACTGTGCTGGCGATGACCATACAGGTGTAGGAAAACTCAAAGATCTGCAACAAATCCCAAAATTTCAAGAATCCATGGGTTTCGAGATATCGTGGGATAAGTACCGCATTTCACAGAAATACGTGCACTATTGCCAAGATTTTGGTTTTCATCCTAACATAAGACCAAGGGTCTATCAGGATTCTCCAAGACTAAGGTTATTAAACCAGTTTAGGAAAGAAGGTGCTCGAGACAATTTCGAAACACCCGATCCAATACCTGGTAAAATAAAAGATATGGAAAGGAGGCTGAGATTCTTTAGAGAAAACGCAGATGGCGTACTCAAGGAACTGTCAGTGGTGCTATCAAAGTCGATACCATTGGTATTAAGACATATGATGCCCTCCTTCTTCGAAAAGAAACTTCTTCTTGACCCCAAGACCTACCTCCCAACCTGGTTAGGAGGAATGGGTATCCCACTCGGTGAGATGGGATGGGAATCTCCAAGTAAGTTTTCCACTAAACACCTCGGCCCGGATGCCATGCTTTATGCTACACAATTTGTGGAGTACAAAGGCATGGACGACTTCACAAAGGTGAAGATCTGGGAAAGAGGTATAATGCAACAAGTCAACGCATTTAACGTAATGAAGGACATCGGAATCCCCGAAGAGGACATCCTCACGGGGGAACAAGCCTTTGAGAACATAAGGCAGGTCCTCGACGATACGTCATCCTTCAGTACGCGAACCTCTAATAAGAGGATTGCAAAGACTTTATTTAAAGACTTCGTTGATATTTCAAAACCGGTAACCATGTTAACGGCTAAGGAAATTCCTTATACTACAATCCCAAGGGGAGAAGCAGAATTTGAAAAGATATCAACAAACTCACGTGCTAGGCAAATTATGCAAAGAAATGTGAGGAAGTTTAGGAAATTTATACCACAAACCATAATCACTGAATTCGAGCGACAGCGCACGATTAACAGTGGTCTATGGGTTGAACGGTCAGATCTAGCAAGGCTATCGGGAACACAATTTGTGAAACCCTCTCTTCATTTCAATGTTTCGTTCTTCATGAGACCGGACAGAGAAAACAGAGATGACCGTGTTCATAGGTCTATTCCGCTGATACCAACGGTACCACCGGAAGACCTGAACAGGTACAGAAACTTTGTACTTAATAAGTCATACGAATTCCAAGGGAGAGACGAAGACTCAAAGTACAAAAGATCCCGGGAGGGAAAACCAATCCATAATCTCATAGATGATGGATTAGTAACCCAACCTAAAGGGAAAATTCCGCTATACCAGCTGAGACCAGAGTTCATCCAAAGGCTTCAAGAGAACTTGCTACTTGAAGAAGGAGCGTCTGACGAGAGTGTCTCTCGCTTCGTCCATAGGATCATGGAACAGACCAAAGGGTCTGTCATGAGACTACTCCAGCAAGCGGAAAATAGGAAATATGATAAAGATGACCACACGGAAAATTTCCATGTGGAGCAGGAATTCCTGCAACCTATCGGAGTTTCAGACGAGGAAAAACTCGTCGACGGGGAAGATTCCGAATCGGTACACTTATCATTCTCCACATCCTTAAGCAGTGTTGACCGACTACCCGATGACGCATCGGAGGACACGGACCTAACACAGCCATCTACGGATGAGGAGTGGTGATATGATCTCCCGCTGGTCAAACCAACGGCGGGATTACACACCACCTTGTCGACTGTGGAATTTCCACACTAGATGTTTCCGGAGCAGGCCGTAACACCTGTG